GTTCGATTCCACCCCGAGCAGGGCTTGGCGATAGAAACGCCCGAGCGGAACGAGGACATCGGAGCCGAACAGGTCGGGGTCGATCAGCCCGTGCCAATGCGCTACTACCTCACCGTTACGAGCATTGATGACGTGCGCCGAAGCTTTGTCGCTGTGCTCCAACCCTTGGGAGGGGTCCGCGCCCACGACGTAACGATCATTGTCATTGGGCCACGTCCATACCCGCAGGGCACCACCGTCTTCTACGAAGCGAAGTTCCGGAGTCAAGTAGCCGCGCGTGATTGGGTCACTCGGCTCAATCTCGCGCAGCATCCGCAGGTCGAACACCGGGCGTCCTGATTTCAGGAACGCATCCTCGGGGTTGTCGGGATACTCCTGCGCCATCTGCCAATCGGGGAGTTCGGCGTTCTTGGCGTCGTACCAGTCCTGATCGCGCCCGTTCGCCGACCACGGAAAGAACAGCGGCTCGAAGCGGTTGTTGCCGCTGATCGCTTCGCCCCACAGACGATGGAACAGATTGCCTTCACCGTTGGCAGTAGAGAGCATGATGATGCGCCCGCCGACATCGGCGACGGGCTCGATCGCGCCCCACGCTTCCTCGGAGTTGGGCAGGAAGGCGAGTTCGTCGACGACGACCATGTACGCCGATTCGCCACGAGCCGGGTCCGAAGCAGACGGCAAGGATTCGATGTAGGAACCGTTGGTGAACTCCAACTTCGTCAACGTCTGATTGACCGGACCGCCCCGGAACTTCATCCACTCCGGCAGGAACTGGTAGCCGTACTTCGCTTTGCTCAACAGCTTGATCGCTTCGCGCTCGGTGCGGCTCAACATCAGGATCGCCCGGTCCGGATAGAAGAAACACAGCCAGAAGCAGTAGGTGCTGATCAGTGTCGAGAATCCGATCTGACGCGCTTTGAGGATCAGGCTGTGGCGATGGTTGAGCCATGACTGCACGGTCTCGATCTGCGCTTCGAACGGCTCGAAGTTGATCCGTCCCCGTTCGGGGTGGCGGATGTACCAGTGGTGTTCACAGAAGTACAGGAACGCGTCGAGCAGCTTGGCGGTGTCGTCGGTATTGGGCGCGCACGACCGCCATTGCTTCTCGTTCCAGATTTCCTCGAACGAGTAGTCGGTCTCGGCGATCGTCACGGAGCGGGAGGCGCCGGGACGGTGAACATGTCAGGAGGCCAGTTGGCAACGACGGCTGACGTGATCGCACCATCGGTGACGACATCGGCGTCGTAGCCGGGCGAGCCGCGACCGGCGTTGATGCCCGACTCGTACTCCTGATCGACGGCATCGGCGACAGCCCAATACAGACCGGTCAGGTTGCCCCCGCCATTCTTGACCTGCGAAGCGAACTGCGTGTCAGCGAGCGCCGGGTTGGCGATCGCCTCGGAGTAGACGGACGCCTGCACGCGCTTCTGCAGGTCGGGATCATTGGCAGCGCGGGCGACGGTGTTCTGACTCATGTGATGGCTCCTTCGTATTCACCGTTGGTCGATGCGGTCTGCTGCTGCAACTGCTGTTGCAGCGCTTCGTTCTCCAACATCAGCCGTTCGTTCTGTGCGGTAAGGACGCCGATCTTCTGCGCCAACCGATTGATCCAGATGTCGTCGATCGTCGGCTGTTCCTGTTGATCACTCATGCGGCCTCCAAGGCGGTGAGTCGAGTGTCGAGTTCTTGCAGCATGGCGTAGGCGAGGCCGACCAGCGATCCGAGCGCGACACCATCGGGGTTCATGTCGTTATCGAGCGTCACCAGCGCCGGGAGCACCTGTTCAACTTCTTCGGCAACGAATCCGAGATGGCCGCGCAGCCAGTTGACCCGCCAACTACACGGATCGTCGGGCGTGTGCCCACAGTTGTTGGTGCCTTCGGTGCGGCAGACATGGATCGGCATATCCTCGGGCAGCGGCCGGTAACTCTCATCGGGGTCCATGTCGTCGGGCTTCGGCGGAACCTCGGTCATCGTGAGTGGTTCGCGGGTGCGATACCACACCGGTCGCAAGCTGCGCACCATCGTCGCCACCGGGTTGAAGGTGGCGGGCAGCGAACGCACAACGGGCACGATTTCCTGTTTGCCGCGCTCGGTCGAGGACAGCACGAAGTTAACCGCCAACACGTCGTAGTAGCCATCGGAGTTGACGTTGTTCATGTGGTAGCGCGGGTTGTTGGTCTGCATCCGCAAGCACCCGGCGACACCACCGGGATGCCACCCGAAGCCCGACATCGAAGCGCCAGCGTCGTTAAAGAATGGTTGTTGGTAGTACGAGTTCCCCGCCCACACGTTGGAGTAAATGATCTTGGAGCCGTACACCTTCATGCTGGTGGCGTCGTTCATGTACCAGCCGCCGCTGTAGTTCTCCCAATGGACGCCGACGCCGACGCCGCGCACACGGAACCAAGCATTGGTCCCGGCGTAGAACGAACTATCGGTGTAGACGCTGCCATAGAAGTTGCTGCCCCCGCCCGCCCATACCTCGAAGACGTTGTTGGCGTCGTGACGCATCTTCCAGCCGGTCCCAGCCGAGTTCAGGAGACCCCATGTGTTGGCGAAGTTGGTGACGGTCGCGCCACCCCACATCCGCAACTCGGTGCCGGACACGTCGATCCTGTTGCTGCCGGGAAAGCTGATCGTGGGACCGGTGCTGATGTTCAGATAGTCGGCACCGACCGCGTTGCGGAAGTAATGGGTGTTGGCGTCGTAGTACCCGAGGCTCGATGACGAGAGTTGGTAATAGGTGCTGGAACCGGTGAGAAGAACGGTCGGCCCGAGCCGAAGCTTGCCCCAGGTGGAATCGGAAGCGCTGACGAGAGCGATCGTGTGTGACGCGTTGACGTCTTGGAAGTAGGCGTCATCGCCGATCTTGACCTTGGCAAGCGATAGGCCAAGTTGGATGTCGCCACCCAACTCGTTGATGCTGATTTGTGCGGCTGCACCGTTGTCACGGGCCTGGATGCTGTTGCGATCGAAGATCATGTTAGGGCCGCTAGCGAGACCCAACTGCAATCCCGTGTCGGCCTGCGTCAACGTCGTCATCGCCGTCGCGCTGGTGAGCGTCAGCCGCGGCGCGGACGTGCCCCATATCGCATCCAACTCGGTCGCGCTGTTCTTGATGAGGAAGTCACCGGCAGCACCACCGGCCGGGGCGATGCCGCCGGTCGCGCCGATGTTGACCCACGCCCCACTGACCCGTGCTTTGAGAACGCCCATGTCAGACTCCGATGTCTTCGATCAACAACTGTCGCGGAGCGCTCGCATCCGCGTGCGACGAGACAGCGGTATTGGTGGTACCAGCTTGAATCTGAATCTTCCACACGACACCAGCGCCACCGGTTGAACTCGGCAGGACGTAGGTGAAGGCGAACGACTGAGCCACCGTCGTCGAGAGCACTTCGGTAACGGTCCCGAACACGCACACGTTCACGCCATTGCGGACCAACGTATAGACGATTCGGTTAGCGCCACCGGGACAGTACGGCCGCAGCATCGCCGTGAACTTCAATGCCCGCCCGACCGGCTCGTTGATCGTCAGCGTCAATCCCTCGTCCTGGGCAACGGTGTGCGTACCGGTCGTGGTAAACCCGGTAGTGAGCGTGTGCAGTCCCAACTTGCCGCGTGGCCCTTCCGCCTCAACCTCCACGATCGCTGATTGCACGTTCGTCGCGGCAATCGTGCCGATCGGCGTGAACGCCACCTGCGAGGCCAGCAACCCTCCCGCTGCGGCAGTCGTGTCGTACCACAACTCCGCAGCAGCGTTGGTACCGATCGGATCGGCGGCGGCTATCTCGACTTCGGACGTACCGCCACCGACCACCTTGCCATCGACGTACTGCTTCGTGGCCGCTTCGAGCGCGACAACAGGATCGGCCGGAAGCACGATCGGAGTCAGGAACTTGCGACTCATCCGAGGATCGTCAACATGTACTCGGCGGCGGCGGGAGCGACGGCAAATCGCAGCGGTGGTTCGTTCGACATCACAATCGACGGTGTCCCACGGCGTCGTACTGCGAGCTACCTCAACAGCAAGGTCACGAGTGTTGAAGTTGTGGGTGTAGGCAAACGACGTGGCGGCGCCATCACCAACCGAAGTCGAATACTTGCGGGCAATGTAGCCAGCCGACATCGCTGCCAACTGAGCCGGGGTCATATCCACCGGATCGGCCGAAGCCCCGGTGTTGTTGCCCTTGATCGTGTTCGCCGCCATGTTGCTCAACTTGGCGTTGCTCACCACGTCGTTGGCGATCGTTGTCGAGTTGCTGCCCTGCGCGGCGGTGACGTCACCGGTCAGCGCGGCGCGACTCACCGAATCTGCGGCGACGATGATCGACGCGTCACCAACAACGTTGAGCACGTTGCCGGACTGCGTCATACCGCCGCCAGCGGTGACAGCCCCGCCACCCGCGAACTGCACCCATGTCGTCGATGTCGTGCCGACCGTGATCGGAGCATTGGTCGTGTTGACCCATGCCGTGTCGGCCATGGTGGTGCCTTCGTCGACGAACACCGCAGCACCAACCAACTCGGCACCCGTGTCGGCATCGGCAGGGCGCGCCCACGCGCCGGACGCGGCAACCCAAATACCATTCTCGGCTGGTGTCGTCGTTTGGTTCCTGAGCAGTACACGATCCCCGGCTACGAGCGTCACGCCGTCGATTGCGAACAGACCGGTCGTGGCGAACTGCGACGAGCCTTGGCTGGCGACGCGGACCGAGTCCTTCCATGACAACCCGGCAATGGCATTGTCGACGTACGCCTTGTTGACAGCGTCGTTCGGGTTCCCAGGCGAAGCGAGGTTGGTGATCCCAAAGTTGCCCCAACTGACATTGGCAATCGGCACGGCGAGCGCGCTGAGATTGACCGCGGCGTGAGCGGCGTTGTCGTGCAGCGGCGAGCCGTGGGTGTGATCGGAACGAGCGACGCTGGTGGCAACGCCGTCAGCGCGAGCAAGGCCGAACGTGGTCTCGGCTGGAACCGAGCCGTAGGCGACGGTGCTGCCCGATGAGGCAACCCAAGTGGTGCCGTTCCACCAATACAGAACGTTGCTGACCGTGTCGAAATACATCTGGCCCTTGACCGGCGCCGAGGGTGCGGCTGCCAGGTTGTGGATCGCAGGATTCTGCAACTCGTTCTTGACGAGGTCGATTGCGGTGAGGAACTTGCGTGCCATGTCTGCCCCTAGCTGAGATACGCGACGCCAGTGAACGCGCCCGAGAACTGGATCGTCAATGTGGTGTCGTCGATGTGTGCCACATCACCTTCGACCATCGCGCCGGACGAGTCGATGACGGTGACGTTCGGGAAGAAGCCGAGGTTGTGAACGACGATCCAACTGGCAGCGACGGTGCCTTGGTTGTGGACGTAGGCAGTCGGGCCACCGTCCCCGCCAACGGGCGGTGCGACGGCATCGGTGTCGTACCACAGTTCGATCGCCGGGCTGGTGAAGATCGGATCATCAGTACCGATCCAGACTTCGTCGGCACCAGTGCCGTTGGCTCCTGGCGGTCCCTGCGGCCCGGTCGGGCCCGGCGGTCCCTGGATGCTGCCGACGTTGATCCAGGCGGTGCCGTTCCACACCCAGCCATCCCCATCGGAGTCGATCCACATATCGCCGTCGTCGTGCGGCAGCGGGTCCTGCGCGATGGTGGGTGGGCCCGGCGTCGGGATCGTGCCCATGAAATCCCAGGGCGCGTTGCTGGTGACGATCCCTTCGAGTTCAGCGATGCGTTTGGCAAGATCGAAGAACGCGCGTCGCTCTGGATCGCGGGTTCTTGCCTCGAACCCTGGGTGCCCCGGTCGTTGCGTCACGACGCCTCTTGGTCTCGCTCCCTGGCTTCGCGCTCGCGGGCTACGAACTGCCCGGCGATGCGATCGAGTTCTTCGTCACTGAGGTCTTTGGCAGGACGGTTGACGGTGATATCCAGCTTCTGCGGTCGCAGCCCATCGACGAGTTCCATGTACTTCGATGCGGCTGCGACGTGGCGGGGATCATCGGCATCGGTGCCGGTGCGGTACAGCGTGTCGAGCAGGTTCTGTTTACGCTCTGGCGAGCCGACCGTTTGCAGGTAGTACTGCTCCCAGGCGAGCAGGAATGTGCGGTCTTTCTTCCAGCGATTGAGCGACGTGTAACCGATCCCGTGTTGCTCAGCGAATTCTTCTTGGGTCGATGGCTCACGATCGCGCTTGGGCGTGCAGAGCCATTCGATGAAGACCTGCCGCCGGAAGTCATCAGCATCCGACACAGCGTCATTGTGTCAGACTGCCGCCAGCACGACCGACAATGGGAGGTCTCATGCTTGCTGATATCGCGCACGGGCACGTCGACGGCGCCGATGTGTTCTTCCTGATCGCGACGATCCTGGCGGTGTTCGCCGGGTTGGCCTACGGCAGCCGCCGTGCCGACGCCCTGCCCTGGGCGCCGGTACTGCTGTCGTTCGCCGTTGCTTGCGCAGCGTTCGCCTGGCTACTGCTCTAGTCCTTCGCCCAAATCGCGATCCAGTCGATTTCGACGTCGCCTTCCACGCCCGCCGCGGGCATTCCGCCGGAGAGTTGCGTCTCGGTCTGGATCACCCAATGCATCGAGCCCGAGCAGCCCTGGTAGTCCTGGGGGACGCGCTCAGTGGTTCTGCCGACTTCGTCGCCGTCGAGCAGGAACCGGCACAGGTCTTTCGACCATTCGATCGCGTAGGTGTGCCACTCGGTCATGTCGACCGTCTTGTGCGGCATCGCGTACTGGTCGCTGCCAGACGTGGCGCCGACGCGATGGACGAAGCCGCCGGTCCCGCCGAGGTCGCGCAGGTCGGTCTCGGGGAAGTCGATTTCGCCGATGCCGCCTGACACCATGTTGCCGGTGTTGGGGTCCTTGTGCTGGGTGTTGGTGCCGTAGTCGGGCCACAGCAGCCAAGCGACCTTGTAGCCGGGGAGTTCGTCGGGGAAGCGGGCGCAGATTTCGTAGCGTCCGAACAACTGGCCGGGCCACTTGATGTCGGTGCCGTCGATGGTCGGCACCGGGGCGCACACCTGGGGTCGCCCGTTCTTGGTGTGGACGTGGATGTTGAGGATGCTGTCGTGCGCCGAGAGTGTGGTCTGCGGGTTGTACTGACCGTTCTTGGACGTGTCGTAGTAGTTGTTCGGGTAGGCGTTCAGCTTGCCGTTGTAGGGACCGGGGAATCCGCCGACCGCGAAGTCCTGGTCGAAGTCGTCGTGCCAGATGTTGCGCCAGCCGGGCAGGTCGCCGGTCGGGAGCGCGATGCCACTGGCGTTGCTGGCGCTGGGCGGGGGCTCGGTGCCACCACCACCGCCCTGCTCCAACTCGGTGTATTCGTCGAGTAGCTGGGTGAGGTTGTCGCGCAAGTTCTGGACGTACTCGAACGCGGGTGTGGACATGA